GATGACCTTATTTGCCATGTAAATAGGGACTACCTTGTAAGCAATGGAATTAAATTTGCGCCAGAAGAATTAGCAAGGTATTTTTCTTATGAAAGAGAAATGTCAAACTTGCAAACCTTTGGCTTTCATGGGGAATTCCACATGGGCAAATACTTGTAGTAAACTAACTGTCCTATTTCGAGGCTCTAACGACATACCAGGGAATAGGGAATTACAGCGCTACTGGGGGTAATGGTTGAAACAGCGCAAACATAGGTGGCGAAGATAGTGCCTATACCATGCAAGACTGTCGGGTGATGCGACTCCTCAATGGAAGAACATTTGAAGGCAAACCTAGGTAGGCTAGGTGTGCTCAAACCTCTTGGAAGTGGTTTAAATACAACTAAGGGTTTTGGATAGTAGACATTAGCCATAGAAGTAAAGAAACTAGAAATACTCAATAACGAGTAAACATTTAAGGGGATTTAAATGAAAGACTTTTTAGGTAGTTGTTTATTAGGTGCATTGCTAGGTTGTATGTTTGCATACGGAGTACCAGCAAAAGCACAAGCTTTATATGGCCCAGCAGGGCAATATTTAGGCAACATTCAACAGTCTGGCAATACTGCCAATTACTACGGCCCAGCAGGGCAATACCAAGGTAGCGCACAAACAAATGGTAATCAAGTAAACTTTTACGGTGCTGCTGGTCAATACCAAGGCACTTACCAAGCGCCACAACCTACGCAATACACACCATACATACCGCCACAACCTGCACAACCTATACGCCCTTGGGGATATTAATGACTACATTTACTACTGAAGATAGATTAGACGCTGAAAAACTAACGCAAGCTACCATTGTGATTACCGCCAAAGACAATGAAGTTGATGTTCATACCGAAGGTGAAGGTCAGGCTTTGTTTATAGCTAACCTTATGGTGCAACTTGTAGACGAAAAGGTAAAAGGTAATTGAGTTTTACCATTTATACGCATGATGGCATGAAAGTAATTCAATGGTTTTTTAGTGTAGACGAGCTAATTAATAGCATGATTAATAACCCACTAGACAGGTATCACCGAAATGTTTGACGAATTTTGGGCGTTATATCCACGCAAAGTAGCCAAAGCTGTAGCCAGAAAAGCATTTGCTAGGCTTACTGAGCAACAGCAATTAGACGCTTGCAAAGCATTAGACGACCATATTATTTATTGGGATATAAAAGAGATTGAGTTAGAATTTATACCCCACCCAGCTACTTGGCTAAACCAAGAGCGCTGGGAAGATGAATTGGTTATAGAACCTAAAAAGAAAAAAGAGTCTAAAGAATGGATGTTTAGTAATGAAGGTATTGAAGCTAAAGCAAGAGAATTGGGTATACCTAGTAACGGTTATGACACCTATGCAAGCCTTAAAGCCAAATGTATGAGCAAGCTAGGTTTGAGTGTGCTGTAAGAGAGCTTTGTAGGCTTAGAAAAAACATGGGTTTAGCTAAATTTCGTGTTTACATAAGCAAGTCGCCAAATTTACACCAATTTTTAAACAGTTTTGTTGACCAGTATTCAAAGGGAAATAGGGGAACAGGGTGGAAATAGAAAAAATTATTGTTGCTGCTACTGGGTTAGGGTATTTGGTTGTAGGTATAACTCAATATTTTAAAGGTTCATTGTCTAACGGTTTAATTTGGGTTGGTTACGCTGCGGCCCAAATAGGGTTATGGATGAACCTTAAATGAAAGACTATGACCCTAATGATGCCATCGACTTTATCTTTAAAACTGCGCCTTTATATGCGAAAGCCAAAGGTCAACTCTCGGAATTGGAAACTTTTAAAAGTTCTCTTAAGGCGATTAAAATGGCGCAAACAGACGAACAAAGTTTGGGCGCTCAAGAACGAGAGGCTTATCGTAGCCAAGAGTACCAAGATTTATGCAAGGCAATTGGAACGGCTACAGAACAGACGGAAGCGTTGCGCTGGCAATTAGAGGCAGCCAAAATGCGTTTTGAAGCGTGGCGCACAACTGAAGCAAGTAACCGTAATATTGAAAGATTAACTAAATGAACGCATTAGAATTGGCTAATGAATTAGAAAAAGACATTAATTGGATACAAGATGGACTTGCTAGAAAATGGATTGTAGATATGTTACGCAAACAACAAATTGAAATTGAAGTGTTAAAAGCACAAATATTAGCGTGGGAAAACGCAGAAGTGCCAGTAGAAGTAATGGCTGACATTATTGTTGAATTAGAAAAGCGTGGGTTTATTGAAAAGGTACAATAAAAATGACAGACTATTCTGAAAACTATTTGCGTATACAAAGACTATTAAGGTGCTACCACAACGCTACCCTTAAAAAACAATATGAAAAAGCTACATTAATAGCTAATGACTTAGCAGAAGAAACCATAAAATTAGAGTTTTCTACTTATGACCAAGTAAGGAAACAATGGCTAGGCTAATGCGTGACTCTAGCCCAACCCACATTGATTATGGGGATTTTGTAGGGTTAGTTAATGCACCAGGGTTTACCCCTAGTAATGTAGACGGCATTGCAGAAACAAAAGGGCATTTTTTAATAATGGAATGGAAGCGCCCAAAAGAAAGCGTAAGTAAAGGCCAACAGTATATGTTGGAAGCATTAGCTAAAAAGCCCGACTTTAATGTTGTAATTATTCGTGGCGACACCGACAATGGTGTAAACATACAAAAATTTTATGAAGTATTACCTACAGGCGGTTGTGAATTAATAGGTAATGGTTGGGAAGAATTTAAACAATATTACATAGGTTGGTTTAACACATTTAATGGCAACCAAAAATGAAAAGAACGCTCTCAATAAGATTGCAAAACTCGGATGTATTTTATGTTCCGAACTCCTTGGGATTGAAGGCGGTTCGCCAGCAGAAATCCATCATGTGCGGAGATATGGTGCTGTCAGGTCTACATCCCCTGTCTTGCCGTTATGCCCAGAACACCATAGGGGAAATAGTGGGGTTCACGGATTGGGTACAAAGGGCTTTGAAAATAAATGGGGCGTTACCTATGCGTGGCTCTTGGAGCGAGTTGACCAAAGACTTGGAAAAAGAATTAAGGAATGACTAAAGCTCAAGAGGGTCAAAACCCAATTCAGACGAAATACGGAGCGCTCTATTACGAAACTCCTTATCGTGGTGAGTCCACTTGCTTGATTTGTGACGGCTCATGTGAATACATTCGTGGCACAAAACACGAATTACCGTGTCCAAGTGACCACAGCGAGCAGAAGAAATAGTCACAGTATGCTCATGCTTGTCACCGTCATCATATAAATAAGTACCCATAGTATTAGGGTCTTTGTCTACAATAAAATGCACTTGCTCTGGTAGCGGCATATTCCAACGGTCAAACGGTTTCATACAGTAAATAGCGCTGTATAAATTACGAAGAATGGCTGGTGTAAGTTTCATACTTGATGTATTTTGCCTCTAAATTCCACTTCATCCTCGCCCCATACCCTAATCATTTCAGGTTGTAATAATTTGCTGCGCTCAAATGACAACATTACAAACCCTGAATTCCAATCTTTAGGAGTGTCCTCTGTATAGGCAAATTGTTGCCCATTGGGGTCACATAGCGTACCTGTTTGTACACCCCAACGAATACCGTTATAGTCGTTTACAGGCATAACTGACAAATGATGAGTATGTCCAGTAATCATATTAACGCCAGAATTAAGAGCATTTGCACGACCAGCGCCAAAACCACCTTTCCAACGATGTTTAATACAAGTGTCTTCATTAACCCAAAATGACCAACATGGTAGCCAAGCGGGAAAATACTCTTTAAGGGTAGTGCCTCTCATACCTTCAAACGCGGGTAAGTTTTCAACAATTTTGCCTTCTAGCCTAGCGTCATGGTTTCCCAATGGAAAAAACAATTTAGCACCTTTAGCAACCGCTTCAATTTCACCTAAGTAATATTGACAAGCCTCTAATTCTTCTTTAACTGTAGGCAGTTTATTCCAATCCATGCGTGGAAAGCGGCTAATAGAAGCACCGTCTAAAGCGTCACCGTTACAGACTATGGCTGTAGGTTTAAACTCTTTAATCATTTCAAGAAGGGCCTTAAATGCGGTAGTAGTATGGTCAGGCCAAAAATGAGCGTCAGAAAACACCATGACACGCCCTTTTTCTATGTCCATGCCTCTACGAGTGTTGCCTACGGTTTGCTCAGTTTTTCTATATTCGTTAAACCGCTTGTCGTCAAAAGAAAGTAATTCAACTTTAAGTCTTTGCTCAATAGAACGCCTACGGTTGTATACTGACCTTTCGGACATTGCGTGGATTTTGGCAAAAGTTAATGGAGAACCAATGCGCTTCCATTCTGTAATGAATTCTTCATCTGTTAAATGATAAGCGCCCATTGGCGACCCCTTATACTTGTTAAGTTACTGAATACTAACCTAAAATATGGCATACGCTAAAAAAGTTGATAAAAACCAAGGTGATGTTGTTAAAGCACTACGAAGCATGGGTGCTGATGTATTTCTTTTGCACATGGTCGGTGGCGGTATACCAGACCTCATGGTTGCCTATGCTGGACACACTATTCTAATTGAAATTAAAGACGGTGAAGATAAGAAATTGACCCCACAACAATTAACATTATTTGCTAATTGGAAGGGCGGACACCTAGCAAGGGTAAATTCCGTGCAAGAAGCTGAAGAACTGCTAAAATGGATAGAAGATAATGAGGATTGCTATGACTGATAATGTTGCTATGTTTGCTGCCACTTTGTTGCACTCAGCGACAAATACTCATTTTTTCCATTGGTCTACCAATTCCTATTCCCAACATAAAGCCCTAGGCAAATATTATGACGAAATTGTTGAATTGGTTGATGACTATGTTGAAGCCTACATGGGCTGTTACGAACAAATTAAAAAGTTTCCTAGCGTATATCACCAGCCTAAAGAGCCGCTTGCTTACTTGGTTTCATTAAAGAATTTTGTCCAAGACGCTAACGCTGATTTGCCCCAAAAACAAGAATTGGTCAATATTGTTGCCGAAATCCAACAACTTATTGACTCAACCATTTATAAACTTAAATACCTAAAGTAAGGGTTTACCATGCCATTAGATAAATCAGGCAGCGCCCAAAGCGTAGGCAAAAACATTAAAACTGAGGTGGCAGCAGGTCGACCTAAGCGTCAGGCCGTAGCAATCGCTTTATCTGAAGAACGCAGTCACGCCAAAGGCAAGCGTAAAGCCAAACTTGAAGAACATTACGCTAAATACATAGAGTCAAAATGAAAAACGGTCTTTATGCAAACATTCATGCAAAGCAAGAACGCATTAAGCATGGGTCTAAAGAGCGCATGAGAAAGCCTGGCAGTAAAGGTGCGCCCACCACAGAAGCATTTAAAGAGTCTGCTAAGACTGCCAAGCCCACAAGAAAAGAAATGATTGCCTCAAAGATGAAGGATATGTAATGGAACACATGACACGCAAATACAAAAAAGAAGATGCTATGTTGCGCCCGCACAAAGAGTCAACGCTTGAGAAACAACAAAAGAAGCGTCAAGACCACAACCCTCCACTGGAATTAGATGAAAGCGGTATTCTCAATAAGAAAGCCAATGAGAGAATGAAGCGTAAAGAAGCATTGTCTAAGGCAATGAACAAATACCACGACCCTGATATTGTTGGATAATCTGTAGTAGAATTAAACCCTTACAAATCAATTACTTGAGAATGTATGGATAATAAACTGTCGAAGTCTGTAGAAAAGAACTTAAATAGGGCTGGAAGAAAGCCAGGAGTGCCTAATAAAGCCACTCAAGAGGCTCGTGAAGCCGTTAAAGCTATTCTTGATAGCAACCTACCATTTATTCAATCATGGATACAGCAGACCGCTGATGGCATATTTGACGACCAAGCTGGCAAATGGATTGTTCAGCCTAACCCAGCCAAAGCTTGTGAGATTGTCCAAAACCTAGTTGAATACTCTGTACCTAAACTTGCAAGGACTGAAGTTGTAGGTGATGAGAAAGCCCCACAAAGAATGGTTATCTCTTGGAAAAAATAGACCTTAGACTAGGGGATTGTCTTGAGGTTATGAAGTCTTTGCCAAGCCAAAGCATTGATTTAACTGTTACAAGCCCTCCATACGATAATCTACGCACCTACAACGGATATTCGTTTGACTTTGAAGGCATAGCTAAAGAGTTATATCGAGTCACCAAAGATGGTGGAGTGGTTGTTTGGGTGGTAGGTGATGCCACAATCAATGGTTCAGAAACAGGCACATCATTCAAACAAGCCTTATATTTCAAAGAAATAGGATTTAATTTGCATGACACTATGATTTGGAATAAAGGTACATTTACTGCGGTTGGTGCGCTTACTAGTCGCTATGCGCCTGTATTTGAGTATATGTTTGTATTATCCAAAGGTCAGCCAAAAACATTTAACCCTATAAAAGACCGTCAAAACAAAACATTTGGAAGAAAAAATTACGGAACAATAAGGCAAATAGACGGAACTACAAAACCCATGTCTAACATTGGAAAACCTGTTGCTGAGTATGGTCAAAGACATAATGTATGGGAATTAACACCTGAAAAAAGTAATTCAAATAGATTACATCCTGCTATGTTTCCAGAGTCATTGGCACATGACCACATTGTTTCTTGGTCAAATGAAGGTGACACAGTATTAGATTGCTTTCTTGGTAGTGGTACTACAGGCAAAGTAGCCAAGCAATTAAATCGTAAATTTATAGGCATTGAAATAAGCCCTGAATACCTAGAAATAGCCTCAAAACGCATATATGGATGAAATAAAGATTGAACTGGACTATAAGCCAAGGGATGTATTTATAGATTTCCACGAAAGAGAACAACGCTGGGCAGTCATTGTGGCGCATAGACGCTGTGGCAAAACTGTTGCTTGCATTAATGACCTTATTTATAGAGCTATTAATGAAGGCAAAGAAAATGCTCAATACGCATACATCGCCCCCTATTACTCCCAAAGTAAATCAGTTGCTTGGTCATATTTAAAGCGCTTTTCTGAGCCTTTAATGGTTAAAGCTAATGAGTCTGAGTTATGGGTAGAGCTTATTAATGGAGCAAAAATTAGGTTGTTTGGTGGGGATAACCCTGATGCGCTCCGTGGAAACTACCTTGATGGCTGCGTGATTGACGAAACTGGTGACACTCGCCCAAGACTATGGGGAGAGGTGGTCAGGCCACTTTTGAGCGACAGAAAAGGGTGGTGCGTGTTTATTGGGACACCCAAAGGACATAACGGTTTTTATGAATTATATAAAAATGCTACCCAAGACTCTGATTGGTATGTAAAGGTACTTAGAGCTAGTAATACAGGCGTTATTCCTATGGAAGAATTGCTCGACGCTAAGAAAACCATGACAGACGGTCAGTTTAGAGCAGAATTTGAGTGCGACTTTGAAGCTGAAATACTTGGCGCTATATACGGTGTCGAAATGCGTATGATTACCGACAACGGCAACATTACGCCTATAGAATTTGACCCTATGTACCCCCTGTTTTCAAGTTGGGATTTGGGTTTTTCAGACGATACAAGCATTTGGACTTGGCAGGTATGTCATGGAGAGGTACGCTTTCTTGACTACCATTCAAGCAACGGTAAGTCCGTGCCATTCTATACAGCTTATATTGCACAGAAAGAAGCTGAATATGGAGTCAAATATACAACGCATTTTTTACCCCATGACGCTAGAGCAAAAACACTAGCAAGTGGTGGAAAGTCTATAATTGAGCAACTTTCTTTGAAAATTCCGTTAAAATGTATGAAGATTGTGCCAAGTTTGTCACTTCAAGATGGAATTCAAGCAACTCGCATGATGTTATTGCGTAGTTGGTTTGACCCTAGATGTGAAGAAGGCATTGAATGTTTGCGTCAATATCAGCGTGAGTATGACGAGGATAAGAAGATATTTAGAGATAAACCAAAACATGACTGGACATCTCATGGTGCAGATAGCGCTAGGATGGCAGCTATAGCTTGGAGCGAAGAAGCAAGAATTCCCCAGAAAGATGACTCGATTAAGGGGCTAAGTGTAGGACAAACAGAGGTTTCGTTGAATGACTTGTGGAAAAGTAATCCCAAGCCAACAACAGGGAGAATTTGATGGCGAATGACAAAGGCACGGTAAATACCTCATACGAGGATTGGTATAACTGCATTATGGGTTACGAAAGAACCTATAAGCGTTGGGAAGCCAGAGTAGACCGTATTGTTAAAAAATACAAAGACGATAGCCGTTATGACCGCAACCCTAACGCCAGGTTTAATATCCTTTGGTCTAATGTCCAAACCATTACGCCAGCTATATTTGCAAGACTTCCAAGACCTGATGTAAGCCGCAGATTTAGAGATAACGACCCTATTGGGCGTGTAGCCTCAATGATGCTTGAGCGTGCTTTAGAGTTTGAAATTGAACACTATGGTGACTACAAAGCTGCTATGAACAACAGCGTGTTAGACCGTTTGCTTGGTGGGCGTGGTGTTAGTTGGGTACGCTATGAGCCACACATTGTTGGCGAAATGGAAGATGAAGCCGATGGTGCACCTGATGATGGTTACCAAGTTACCGAAGATACAGATGAAGCTGAAACCGAAGGCGGTATTGAGAATGAAAACCCAGAGCGCATTGAGTATGAGTGCTGCCCTGTAGATTATGTCCATTGGAAAGACTTTGGACATACCGTTGCTAGAACTTGGGAAGAAGTAACTGCCGTATGGCGTAAAGTTTATATGACTCGCCCAGCATTGGTTGAGCGTTTTGGCGAAGATTTAGGTTATAAAATACCATTAGACACAAAGCCTGATGATTTAAAACAGTCTTACAAGTCTAACGATGGTGTTTACGAGGCGGTCATTTATGAAATCTGGGACAAAGAAACAGGAAAAGTATGCTGGTTATCTAAGTCCCTCGGAAAGATATTGGATGAGCGTGATGACCCATTGGGCCTTGAAAACTTCTGGCCTTGTCCAAAGCCTTTATATTCAACCATTACTACTGACTCCCTTGAGCCTATTCCTGACTTTGTTATATACCAAGACCAGGCAAGAGAATTAGACGCATTATGTGACCGCATTGATGGATTGATTAACGCCCTTAAAGTGCGTGGTGTATATGATGCCTCGGCTTCTGAACTACAGCGCTTATTCTCAGAAGGCGAAAACAACACCTTAATTCCAGTACATAATTGGATGGCTTTTGCTGAGAAGCAAGGCATGAAAGGCGCTATTGACCTTGTAGACATTACCCCATTTGCCCAAGCATTACAGCAATGCTATCAAGCAATGGAACAAGTTAAGGGTCAAATCTATGAATTGATGGGAATTGCCGATATTCAGCGTGGTCAAACAGACCCTAATGAAACATTGGGCGCACAAATCATTAAATCTAACAATGCTGCTGGTCGCCTAAAGACTATGCAACACGCAGTTGTAGACTTTGCTACCTCTTTATTGTCAATTAAAGCGCAAATTATCTGTAACCACTTTACTGATGACACGCTAATTAAGATTTCTGGCGCAATGCAGTTATCTGACAATGATAAACAGCTAATTCCACAGGCTATTGCCTTATTGCGTGATGAAGCAAGCAAGAATTTCCGCATAGAAGTAACCTCTGACTCGATGATTTACCAAGATGAACAGCAAGAAAAGGCTGATAGAACCGCTTTCTTAGCTGCAATTGGTCAATTTACACAAATGGCTATGCCAGCAGCGCAACAAGCACCTGAATTAGTGCCTATGCTCATGGAAATGCTCAAGTTTGGCGTAACAGCGTTTAAAGCTGGTAAGCAATTAGAAGGAATTATTGACGAAACTGCTGATAAATTCCGTGAACAGGCTAAAGCTGCTGAAGGTCAACCTAAACAGCCACCTTTAGAAATTCAGAAGGTACAAATGGAGCAACAAGCCGAAATGCAAAAGCTACAAATGCAGTCACAGCTTGAACAGCAGAAGATGGCTTCTACAATGGAGCTAGAAAAGGCTAAACAAGAGTACCAAGCGCAAGAAAATCAACTTAAATTCCAGTTGGAAGAACAGCGTAACCGTGCGCAAATTGAGTCACAAATGCAATTAGAGCAAATGAAGATGGACTCTGAGAATAACAAGGAATTGTTGCTGGCTTACCTTAACAATGCGGCTAAAATAGAAACTACCCGTATTTCTTCTGGTTTAGATAGCGGTGAAATTGCCTACCAAGACAATGTCAACATGGCTAACATTTTGCAAGACGCTTTAGGATATTCAAATATGAAAAACCACCCATTACAACCTGCCATTGAAAATATGCAGACTTCTAACCAACAATTAGCTGAATTGTTAGCTATGTTGCTAGACAAGTTGAATAAGCCAAAAACAGTTATTCGTGATGAAAACGGCAAAATTGTAGGGGTACATTAATGGCTATTACCGTAAAACACAGTAAGGTATCAACAATACCTGACGATGCAGACACATCGTTAGTACGCCCAAGTGATTGGAATGCAGACCACACGCTAACTGGTACAGTCCCAGTAGCTAACGGTGGTACTGGCGCAGCTACCCTTACTGGTTATGTATATGGCAATGGTACGGCAGCGATGACTGCTAGTACGACTATTCCTAGTGGTGATGTTTCTGGCCTTGGCACAATGGCAACGCAAAACGCCAATGCTGTAGCGGTTACAGGTGGAAGCATTAATGGTACAACCGTAGGAGCAACAACAGCTTCTAGCGGTGCTTTTACTTATGCTTCTACTAGCTCGTCAACTAACACTACTCCAGTACTAAGTTATAACGCTTCAAACTGTAACTTTTCTTTAGGCGGCACAACAGCAAGCACTTATTTACAAGCAGTAATGCAAAACAAAAGCGGTACTGCTGGTGCTTCTACAAACTTTGCAGTAAGTAACGACTTAGGTACAGACTCAACCTATTACGGTGAGTTTGGTATGAATTCCTCAGTATTTAGTACTGGGACACCTGCTGACTTCTTTAGCCTTAATAATGGTATTTATTATTCTGGACATGACGGTGATATTACTTATGGGTCTGGTAATGGTTATAAGACCTTTTTAGCTTGGGGTACTACTGGACAGTCTGCCCATGTGATTAATGCTTCAGGCGCTATTGGTTTAAATACCAACATTACAGGCACAACTAACTTTGGTACATCAGGTCAAGTATTAACTTCTGCTGGTTCTTCAGCAACTCCTACATGGACTACACCAACTACAGGTTCTGTTACTAGCGTAGCCCAATCATTTACAGGTGGCATTATTTCTGTTGGTGGCTCACCTATTACTACTTCAGGAACATTAGCCTTAACTGTAGCTGGTACTTCAGGTGGTATACCTTACTTTTCAAGCAACACTACTTGGGCTACTTCTGCTGCATTAACCGCTAATGCTTTAATGATAGGTGGTGGCGCTGGTGTTGCCCCTTCTACTATTACTACAGGCACAGGTGTAAACACTGCTCTTGGTGTAAATACTGGTTCTGCTGGCGCATTTGTAGTAAATGGTGGCTCATTAGGTACTCCGTCTAGCGGAACAGTAACTAACTTAACTGGTACAGCGTCAATTAATATTAATGGTACTGTAGGCGCTACTACAGCCAACACAGGTGCATTTACTACATTATCAGCAAGCAGCCAACTCACACTTACCAATGCAAGTGACTATAACTTGTATGCTAGTGGTGCTGGTGCTAACTATATGGCTGGCGCTTTGGGAATTGGAAGCACTACGCTTACACAATATGGTTTGAGAATTGGAAAAACAATTACTGGTGCAACAACTTCATTTGGCGCTCGAATTGATGGAATAATTCAATCAGATGTTACAGCAAATGCTACATTTTTTTCTACTAATGCAGTTACAGCCGCAGCTTCATTTACTTGTGGTTTGCTTTACCATTTTCAAGCTACTCAAGGTACGCTTGGTGCTGGTTCTGCGGTTACTACTCAAGTAGGATATTTTGCAAGCTCAAACTTATTAAGTGCTACCAATAACTACGCTTTTCAAGGAGCTACAGCAGCAGCCACAGGCGCTTATAACCTTTATATGTCAGGCACAGCCGACAATTACATTGCTGGTAATTTAGGTATTGGTAGCGTTTCAGGGCTTTCTACAGCCACTATATTACTTTCCAAAGCAGTTACAGGCGGTACTGTTGCGTATTCACAATTAATTAACCCTACTGTTTTGTCTGATGTAACATCAACGGCATCAGGTGTAAGAACTTCAATATCAACTGCAGCATCAGCATTTACTTTAGCAACTTTATTGCATTTTAGGGCTTCACAAGCAACTATAGGTTCTGGTTCAGCAGTAACTACTCAAGCTGGATTTTTAGCTGACTCTACAATAATAGGCGCTACTAATAACTATGGGTTTAGAGGTCAAATAGCAGCAGCCACAGGTCGCTATAACCTTTATATGGATGGTACTGCTGCCAATTACTTTGGTGGCGATATGCAGTTTAATAAAACTGTTACCGCAGCAGGTACTACTGGCGCACAAACCATTAGTAAAAATGCTGGTACTGTAAACTTTGCTGCTGCTGCTACCTCTTTAGTAGTAACTAATACCCTTGTTACAGCTAACAGTATTATTATCTGCACAGTAGGTACAAACGACACTACTATGAAATCTGTAAGCGCTGTAGCTGCGGCTGGTTCATTTACCATCTACAGTAACGCTGCGGCAACCGCAGAAACCCGTGTCAACTTTATTGTGATTAATTAATATGCTGACATACTTAGATAATATATTTCGTGCCTTTACACAGGCTATAAATACCATTATTTTCTTTGGCGACAGTCAAGAGTCTTTGTCTGCCCGTTGCTGGAGAAACCAATGGGCAATAGGTATTAAAATCATAAATACCTTGTTTTTTTGGCAAAATAACCATTGCCGAGGCGCTTATTCTAAGGATTTAGAGTGGGCAAAGAAATACATTAACCAAGGAAATTAAATGAATACTTATGTTTATGCAGTAACCAATATGCAGCGTGATTTGGCTACTGGTATTGTAGTTTCAGCAGAATTTACCGTAACAGCTTCAAACGGTACTGCCAGCTTTACTACCAATAACCAAACCGCTTTCCCATACCCAAAAGCTGACCCTACTCCTTATGACGAATTGACTGAAGCTGATGTCATTATTTGGATTAAAGAGCTAGTTGGCACACAGTCTGAAGAACAAGCTGACGCAGAATTAGAGGCTTATATTATTCGTTCAGCCAATGTTGTAGTAAGTGGTGTACCTTGGTAATAACCCTAATTGTTATTTTGTTATGCGTCCTTACCTATATGGTGCATGACTTTATAAACAATTCTTTTGAATAACTAACTAGGTAAATAATGGAAAAAACTATCATTAAACTTGAATTAACGGCTGAAGAAGTAAATGCGGTATTAAATGTTTTAGGCGAATTACCAACTAAAACTGGGGCATTTCCATTGGTTGTCAAGATTAAAGAACAGGCAGACCCTCAACTTCCTAAAAAAGAAGATTAACATGACATATTTTGCTAAATGCGTACAAACTGCTGAAGCTGGCATATTTGATGTAACAGAGGTCATTCGTGCAGACCAAGAGTTTGTTGACACACAACCTGGCTTTTGGGTATTGACTGATTACAACACTTATGGAAATGTGCATTACGCACCTTCCCCTCCAGCAGAGCCACATACGCCTGATGGTTTACCCCCTGTGCGTGGAAACTACGCTGGCATTGGCTTTACTTATGACTCTGTAAATGATGTGTTTTATGCTCCTAAACCTACAGAACCAGGTAATTGGGTATTAAATACTTCAACTTGGCTTTGGGAAGATTTGCCAGCCTAATGTTTCAAACTGCTTTCCAGCGCAATGCGTTTCAAAATAACGCATTTCAAATCACCATTAACCCTACAAAGGTTGGTGGTGATGATGCGCCTTGGACTAGGGAAGAACTAAAGCGTCTTAAAGCAATACAAAAGAAACTGCGCCAAGCAGAAGAAAAGCGTATTGCTGCATTAAAGACTTTTGGAGAAAACCGTAAACAAGCCATTGCTGATTTAGTTGACCCACAACCAAAAGTAAGCAAACGCAAACAAAAAGAATTACAATCTAATCAAGCAGTTAGCGCTGATACACCGTCACAGCTAGCAAATATAGACAGGTACATCGCTAATCTTGTTAAACAGCAACAAGACTTGCAAACCGCAGTAGCTATGAAGGGCGCTAAATTCCGCTTAGAGCAAGAATTAGCAGTCTTAGAAGCTAAACGGCAAGCAGAATTAGACGATGAGGAAGCATTATTAGCACTAATAACTTAAACCCACACGCAGAATATAAAAAGGCTTACGAACACCTACACGCTGGGCGTTATGACGCTGGTTTTAGGCTATTTGAATACCGTTGGCATCCTGAAATACTTGCCAACCAAGTAAGTCCTTATACCCAAAAGCCTAAAGGCCCTGTTGTTTGGCGTGGCGAGTCCCTTTTAAACAAGTCTATTGTTATTCAAATGGAGCAAGGCTTTGGCGACATATTTATGTTTGCTAGGTTTTTACCATTTTTAAAGGTAATGGGCGCAAAAAAGGTAGTTTTACTTACGCATGGCTCATTGCTTAGTCTTTTAGGGCAATTTGAGTGTATAGATGTGCTGACAAACCAGCCAGAATGTCCTGATGTGGTCGAATGTGACTACTGGTTAGGCAATATGAGCCTTCCTTACTATATTGCTTGCTCTAACAAGTATGCAAAGTCATTATTCCCCATTACAACCAAGAAAATAGTAGGCTCTGAAGGGTATATGGATGCTAAACCTTCCAATATTGAACCCAAAATAGGCGTTAATTGGGGCGCTAGTCGCAACATTCTATTTCATATTAAGTCTATTCCTGACCACCAAATGTACAAGCTAGTAGGGGATAACGCTTATAGTCTTTCACCAGAGCATGACGGCTTTTTTCACCCTTTGCCTGACGATGGCTGGAAAACAGATTGGGCGGTCACAGCAAGCCATATGAAGGCTATGAAAGGCATAATCACAGTTGACACAGGAACGGCTCACCTTGCAGGCGCATTGGGCGTTAAAACCATAGTCTTGTTACCTCAAGAAGAATACATTTGTTGGCGTTGGAAAAATGGTAGTTGGTACGACTCAGTTATTGCACTGCGTCAAGAAGAATATGAGCGTGTACCCGATTTGATAAGGAGAATGTAATGATTTGCCCTAAATGCGGTTATTCAGAAGGTAACTATATAGAAGTTAAGCAGTCAGATGAGGACTTTTTTATTGAATGGTGGACTCCTACTATTGGCGAAGAAGCGGCTAAAGCCTCCTGGTTAGACAAAGTTGCTATGAAAACTAGGGCTGCCCCTACTGTTATTTCTGACATACCTGGTCATATTTCAATGGCTGATGGCACATGGGTAGATAGTCGGTCAAAGCATAGAGAAAACCTAAAGCGTAATGGTTGCGTAGAATTAGGTAACGATGTACCAATGCAGCGCCCAGAAGCAACTATTAGCACAAAGTCCCAAGAAGCAAGAAAGCGTCAAATTGCGGAACTGGCTTATGCAAAACTTAACTACCGATAACTTGGAGAAATTATGTCAGATGAACAACTAGACCGCAGAGAGCAATTAATGGCAGCAATGGAAGCTGCTGAAGAAGGCACTTTAGAAGCCCCAAAGGAGGTAGAAATTGACCAAGAACCCTTGGAAGCAAAAGCGTTTGTGGAAACAGATAATGCCGAACAGTCCATTAAAACGCAAACTAGCAATGCAGATGACGAAAGAATTGCCGAAGATATTTCAACTGATGAATATACGGAGTCGGATGAAGAACCGCAGGAAAAGCTTGTAACACGCCCTTCTACATGGAAAAAAGAATATGTCCAAATTTGGGACAAAATGGAAGCTGGCGAGCAAATTAGCAAAGAAGATTTTACTAAGTTTGCCGAATATGCTAACCAGCGTGAGTCAGAATATAAGAAAGGCGTAAGCACTTATAAGGCTGAAGCTGACCGTGCTAGAGGCTATGAAGAAGCCATTGCACCTTTTATTCCTGAGTTACAAGCACAGAATATTAGCCCTGCCGCATGGATTAATAACCTTGGCAGAGCGCACATGGTTTTGTCAAAAGCACCGTATGAGCAAAAAGTTGAGATGTTTCAAAGACTTGCACAAGATTATGGAATACAATTAAATGGTGAGAGTTTAGGAGTACAACAAACTGACCCCTATACTCAACAGTTAATGAACCAGTTAAATATGGTAAACCAAGAGGTTTCCACTATTAAAAACAGGTTTGCACAAGAAGAACAATCTCGATTAATGTCTGAGATTGAACGAGTAAGAAGTGATGTGGAGAAGTTTCCGCATTTTGATGTGGTTAGGGAAGAAATGGCTCAATTACTTGAGTTAGGGAAAGCCCCAGACTTGGAAACGGCCTACAAGAAAGCCGTGCGTATGAATGATGATGTATGGGCATTAGAGCAAGAACGACTCCTTGCTAGCGCCAGACAAACATCAAGCAAAGCACAGCAAGTAGCGAAGGCTAAGACTGTTGCAGTCAGTCCGAAGTCCTCTACTCCTAGAGGAAATGTGACAAACACAACAGAGAAAAAGGACAGGCGGTCTTTAATTGCTGACCAATTAGGTGAGGCAATGAGCCGCAGGGTTTAACTTAATTTAAAGGAAATTTATCATGGCATTTGCTAATAGCGCAATTACCGATATTATCGCCACGACTATTCAAAGCCGTAGCGGTGAATTGGCAGACAATTTAACACAAAACAACGCAATTCTTCAGCGCTTGAACCAGAAGGGCAATGTACGCCCATTCTCAGGCGGTAATGTGATTTTGGAAGAAATCATGTATGACGATAGCGCTACAAACAACGCTAACTCTTATAGCGGATATGAAGTATTGAACATTGCTCCAGATAGCCCTATTTCTGCTGCTCAGTTCAAAATCGCTCAGTATGCAGACTCAGTAACAATGTCTGGTCTTGAAATGTTACAAAACAGCAGCAAAGAAGCAATCATCGACTTGTTAGATGGTCGTATGCAAGTTTCTGAAGCTCGTTTGTTAAACCGCATTTCTGGTGACTTGTACGGTGATGGTACTGGTAACGGTGGTAAGAACTTGGATGGTTTGGGCGCTGCTGTTGCAGCCGTACCTACATCTGGTACTTACGGTGGTATTAACCGTGCTACTTGGACTTTCTGGCAGAACCAAATTACTTCTGGTGCTACTTCTTCATCAACCATTCTTGGCGCAATGACTACGGCTGCTATTAAGCAGATTCGTGGTACTGACAAGGCTGACTTGATTGTTGCTGGTAACACTTTGTATTCCTATTATGTAGGCGCATTGCAAGCTATTCAGCGTATTGCTGCTGAAGAGTCTGGCGCTGCTGGTTTCGCTTCATTGAAATTCTACGGTGGCGGTACTTCTGCCGATGTGGTATTGGGTGGTGGTTATGGCGCACAAGAAACAGCAACATATATGTATTTCTTGAACACCAATTACATCTTCCTACGCCCACACAAAGAGCGTAATTTTGTACCTATTGGTGGTGAGCGTCAGTCTATTAACCAAGACGCAATCGTGAAGTTATACGGTTGGGCTGGTAACTTGACTACTTCTAACTCATTCCTACAAGGCTTGTTGACAGGTAGTTAATAGGTAGGGGGAAACCCCTATTTATTAACTGTCTAATTAATTAATAAAGGAAATAAATCATGGCATTTACAACTCTCCCCATCGCAGGTATAGACCTCGTTGATATTCAAACTGTTGCAGAACAAGCTACTACTAATGGCGTAACATTTGGCCCATTAGGTGTACAAACTTTTGCTAATGATGGTTTGCGTTATGTTTGGGCAAAAGCTGGTGAGGCTATTACAGCTTCTACAGCAACTTGCTCTATTAACACAACCACTTTTGTAGCTACCGCTTCTGCTGGTACTTACAAAGCTCCAGTAACCACAATGGCTTCTGGTGACTATGGCTGGTTTAGCAAGGCTTCAGTCTAAAAATTGAAGATGTAGTAAAAACTGGGACTTCCTCACAAGGGGAGTCCCTTTTATTTTTTTTATAAACCCCTAACCACTTAGGAGCATTAAAAATGGCAATAGATAGCGATACTCAAGGTGCAGATGCACGACTAGCAGTCCAATTCTATAAAAAAAGCGTTAAGCAAGACATAGCTTCAGACGAAGCTGGTAGACCGATTTTTAAAGAATTTGATTTTGTCCGTATTATGATACCTGGCGACAATTTGACAGAAATTGACACATACGCCCAAGAGTCCCATAAACAGCGTTTTCCACGCCAATGGGCGCATTATCAAAACCAAGTAGCAAGCCACGAAGATATTGTAGGTACACCGCTAGAGCAATGGCCTCAAGTTACTCGTAGTCAAGCAGAAGAATTGCGTGGACTTAAATTCCACACAGTAGAGTCTATTGCTGACTGCTCTGACCAGCAATTACAGCGTATTGGTATGGTTGCAGGTATGTCACCATATAATTTCCGTGAAAAAGCCAAAGCTTTCTTAAATTTAGCCACAAAATCTGCTGATGTAGCACAAAGAGAAGCGGAAATGCAAGCACTACGCTTGGAAAATGATAAAATCAAGGCTGAAACAGATGCGAAGCTTGCCAAAATGCAGGAACAAATGGAAGCGTTACTTGCGGCTGTTGCGGAAAAATCTCCAAAATCTCGCAAACCGAAAGTAGTAGAGGCCTAATATGTCCCAAACGATGTTGCAACTTGTCCAGCAAGTCACCGCAGAACTTAACCTTGCCGTACCTACCTATGTAGCTGGTAATCAGTCCCAAGATGTGCAACAAATCTTGGCTTTGATGAATGGCGCAGGGTATGAATTGGTTAAAGAATACGATTGGCAAGCTTTACAAGTGCAATATCGTTTCTACACACAGGCTATTACTTGCAATGCAACAAGCGTCAATGGCTCTACATTATTAACTTTACCAACCGTTACAGACATTAGCGCTGTTACAAGCCAATGGCAAATTACTGGTTATAACATTAACCAAGACACCAATGTAGTAACTGCTAATAACTCAACTCAGCAAATTGTGATGAGTCAAATGGCTTCTGGGACAGGCACAGGAAGCATTGTTTTAGGACAAACCGCTTATGATTTGCCACTTGACTTTGAAACCATTACAGACCGTACTCAATGGGATAAATCGAAACATTGGGAAAGTTTAGGGCCTGAAAGCCCACAACAATGGCAATGGTTAAAGTCTGGTTATATTTCAACTGGCCCTCGTATTCGTTGGCGTATTTTGGACAATCAATTCCAAATTTGGCCTGTAATGAATACAAACGAATACCTTGGTTGGGAATACCGTAGTAAAGGTTGGGCAAGGTCGTCTACTGGCGCTGTTAAAAACAGTTTTACTGTTGACTCAGACACTACCGTATTTGATGACCGTTTAATGGTTTTGTATACAAAACTTAAATATTTTCAAGTGAAGTCTTTTGACACAACTGCGTTAAACCAAGACTATATGCGATATTTAAGCGTTATTAAAGCTAATGACAAAGGTGCGCCAAACCTGTCATTTGCTCCATACCCAAGCAAAGTGCTTATTGGTTATGCCAATATTCCTGATACTGGTTATGGAAGCTAATCATGGCGCAACCTAAAGGTCGTACCGCAGTAACAGCCTCGGTTTCTAGCCCTATTGGGGGTTGGAATGCTAGGGACTCTATTGCTGAAATGCCACCGCTAGACGCTGTGGTATTAAACAATATGTTTCCTACTCCTACTGATGTGCAATTGCGCCTTGGCTATACCAAAGCTAGTGTTTTAACCACAACAACTGGTGTAAGAACTATCTCTAGTATTACTATTTCTGGAATTACTGCAACCCTTACTACCGCAACTGCACATGGGCTGTCTACTGGAGCTACAGTTTCAATTACTGGGGCTACTCCTTCTGGATATAACGGTGTTTACACAATAACTGTAGTAAATTCAACGACTTTTACTTATAAACCTATTGCTGTCCCTACAGGGAGTGCTTCAGTAGTTGGCGTTTATGCAATAGGAATAACAACTCCAATTAATTCTTTAATGAATTATGCTGGGCCTAGCACGCAAGACTTATTTGCTGCTGCTGGCACTAGCATTTATGATGTTTCTGGCAATGTTGGCGTAGCCGTCAAGACTATTTCTAATGACAAAATGCAGCATGTTAATGTAACAACTGCTGGCGGTCATTTTTTAGTAGCTTGTAATGGTACAGACGCTACAACCTTTTATGACGGCACAAATTGGATTAGCAACGCCCCTACAAGCACAGCGCAACAAGTAAACAGCATTACCCATGTGGGTACTTTAGCTACTGTTACTACCAATGTGGCTCATGGTTTGGTTACAGGCAACCAAATTGTAATGTCAGGGGTTACACCTGCTGCATATAACGGTACTTTTATTATTACTGTTACAGACGCAACACATTTTACTTATGTGATGGCTACAACGCCAGCAACTAACTCTACAGCTAACGGTACTGCGTTTGCAATTACCTCTATTACCAATACAGGCACAGGCGCTTTAGTTACTACGGCTGCTGCCCATAATTTGTACACAGGCAACATTATTACGGTTGCTGGTGCTACACCAAGTCAATATAACGGTACTTTTGCTATTACACGCCAAAGTGCTACGACTTTTACTTATGCCTTAATAAGCAACCCAGGTGGTAATGCTTCTGTTGTAGGTACTTATAGCGTAGCAGTTGCGGCGCTTAGTACTATTAGCAATACAGGCACTACAGCTAATGCAGTTACAGCCACAAATCATGGTTTATTTACTGGTAATCAAATAACCATTACTGGTTGCACGCCTTCCGACTACAACGGTACTTTTATTATTACAAAGTTAAGTGATACTCAATTTAGCTATGTAATGGCCACAACACCAGCAACAGTAGCTACCGTTGTTGGTTCTTATGTAGTAGTTGCCCAAACCATTAGCAGTAATGTGCAAACAGGTATTGTTGCCAAGCTGCAAGCTGCTGCAAACCATGATTTAGAAACAGGTGATGTAGTTACCATTTCTGGCGCTGTGCCTTCTGCATATAACGGCACATACAATGTTATTGTTATTAGTGCTAGTCAATTTAGTTACATTATGGCTTCATCGCCTGTTACTGGCGCTACAACCACAGGAACTTATGCTACTTACCAAGGTACTTATAGTATTAATTTTGCTATTACTGGCGTAAATTCAAACAGGTTTATTAATGTAAATTTGTTTAAAAACCGTTTATATTTCACTGAAGAACAAACCATGAAGGTGTGGTATTTACCAGTAAATTCTATTGCTGGTGAAGCGCAACCCCTTGATTTTGGTGGAATTGCTCGTAATGGTGGTTTTATTCAAGGTATGGCTACTTGGACTATTGACGCTGGACAAGGTGCTGACGATTACGCTGTTTTTGTTACCAATATGGGTGAGGTTATTGTTTATAACGGTACAGACCCTAGCACCGCAGCTACATGGGCTTTAAAAGGTGTATGGCAATTAGGTTATGTATTTAGCCGTAGATGCTTTTATAAGTTTGCTGGCGACATTTTATTACTTACCCAAGATGGTTTAGTGCCTTTGGCTTCTGCATTGCAGTCAAGCCGCCTAGACCCTAGGGTAAACCTTACCGATAAGATTTACTACGCTATTTCTCAAGCTGCTACGCTATATTCAATTAATTTTGGATGGCAAATTGCTTATTATGCAAGCCAAAATATGTTAATTATTAATGTGCCAATTAGCTCTGGTACTCAGCAATTTGTAATGAATACCATTTCTAAGGCATGGGCAAGCTTTAGTGGCTTTAACGCTCAATGTTGGGAATTGTCTAATGACCAAATGTACTTTGGTGCAACAGGCTATATAGGACACTTTTGGAACGCTTATTCAGATAATGGTAGCAATATTAATGCTGATATACAGCAAGCTTATAGTTACTTTGACGCTAGAGGCCAGTTAAAGCGTTTTACTATGATTAGGCCTATATTCCAGACAGACAATGGAATACCTGGCGTATTGGCTGGTATAAATGTGGACTTTGCTACCCAAAATGACCTTGGTACTGTGTCATTTAACGCACAAAACGCTGCTATTGGCTCATGGGATAACGCTATTTGGGATGAGTCCCAATGGGGTGGTGCTTTGTCTATTACTAAGTCATGGCAAGGCGTTACAGGTTTAGGCTATTCAGGTGGCGTGGTTATGAAAATAGCCTCCCAAGGTATTGATGTGCATTGGGCTTCTACAGATTATGTAATGGAGCGCGGAGGGGTTCTTTGAGGCAAGTTGTTACTGCTGACCAAGACTATATGCGGTCTTGGCTTAGTAATAAATTGGGTGAGAAATTGCCAGAAAATACTACCTGTATTGGGCAAGAAAAAGACGGTAATTTAATAGCAGTAATTGGGTATTGTGGTTTTAGGGCTAAATCGTGTTTAATGCACGTGGCAGCCATAGATGAAAATTGGATTAGTAAAGACTTGTTATGGGCAACCTTTGATTATCCCTTTAATAAACTAGGAGTTAGCGTTATACTTGCAACAGTTTCCTCTAATAATAAGGAAGCGTTAAAGTTAGACCGACACCTTGGTTTTGTAGATAAAGCGTATATCGAAGATGCCCACGAAGATGGGGATTTGGTGATATTAGCAATGAGGCGTGAAAATTGTCGATGGCTCGACATTAAAACGACTCTAAAAGGAGCATGATATGGGTGGCGGTGGAGGAATATTAGGTGGTATTACAAATGCGTTGTTTGGCAGTCCTCAGACTGTAGCAACGCCTGACTATACAGGTGCAGCGCAACAAACTGCTGCGGCTAATGCGGCTAATAACCGTATTAATCAAAATACTCCTTATGGTGGCTCACAATACCAACAAACTGGTACTGACCAGTATGGTAACCCTACTTATACAATAAATACAACTGCTGCGCCATTTGTGCAAAATGCTATTAATGCCCAAGGTGGGCAATTAATGTCTTATGGAAACCCATTCCAATCTCCTACATTTAATAGCGCTGGCGATATGCCAAATATGAACTATTACGGTTCACGCTTAAATCAACAACAATTTAACCCTGCAACACAGCTTTTGCCTTTACCTGCATACGATGTCAATACCAAAATTGACCAATCTCAATTGCCGACTTATGGAATTAACCCTGGTCAAAGCTATAGCGATGCCATTATGCAACGCTTACAGCCACAACAAGCACAAGACCAACAATCAATGCAAGCGCAATTAGCTAATCAAGGAGTTGTTCCTGGTACAGAAGCTTACAGCAATGCAATGCGTGTGTTTAATCAAGGTCAAAATGACGCAAGAACTAGCGCTATTGTTGGTGGTATGCAAACTGGCTTACAAGCTAATCAACAAGCTTACGGTCAGCAAGTTGGTCAAATTGGACTTAACCTTCAAGGTAACGAACAAGCATTTACTCAACCATTGCGTACCAATGTGCAAAACATGGGTGCTAATGAACTTGCATATAACCAACAATACCAAAACCAAGGTCTTGGTATGCAAGCGCAAAATCAAGCATTTAATCAAGCTATGGCTAAATATTTGTTGCCATTACAAGTTGCTGGTGGTTTAAAAGGATTGTCTGCTCCTACTTATGCACCTACAAATACGGTTGCTGGTACTGATTATTTAAGCGCTATGGGACTTACACAACAAGGTAATGTAGCTTCTGCTAATGCTAATAATGCTTACAATAATTCACTAATGGGCGGATTGTTTACATTAGGGGCTGGTGCATTAGCTTCACCTGCTGGCACACTTAGCAAAATATTTAAGTTTTAAGGATTAACATGGCAAACGATATTTCGCAATTATTAGCTAACCCAGAAATGTTGGGTTATGAGCGTCAACGCCAAATGGCTCAAGCGCTTCTTAAACAAGGAATGACAACACCACAAGCACAAATTGTTGGTGACCGTTATGTGCCTGTAAATCCAATGCAATATCTTGGAAATTTGTTTAATGTATATGCAGGTCAAAAAGGTTTAGAGTCTGCTGACGAACAAGAATTGGCATTGGCAAAAGCATTGCGTCAAAAAGATTTAGAAGATTTGCAAGCTGGTATGCAAACTTACCAAGGTACACCACAAAGAACAACAGAATTAGCTGGCCCTGCTTACCAAGGTATTGCTCCTACTGCTGTTATGCCAGCACAAGAACCTAACCGTCAAGCTGCTATGGCTCAATTACTTGCTTCCACAGGGCCAAAATCTTCTGCTTTGGGCGCTAAATTGTATGAGCAAATGTTTAAAGAGCCTAAATGGGAAAAATCTGAATTACCAGACGCTAATGGCAATGTAAAAATTGGTTGGGTTAATGTTAATTCTCCAAACCCACTTTCTACATTTATATTGGGTGGCACAAAACCTGATGTTGAACAAGCTAAAGGACAATATGAAGGTTATTTACCTCAAGGTAATGCTTTTGGTTCTAATTCAATAGCTGGTAATAGTTCATTTGCCCCTGCAATGGCTAAAGTATTAAGATTTGAAGGTGATGCTTTTGTAGAAAAAGATGGTTTGTCTGGCGCACCTGCTAAGTTTGGTATTAACCAAAAATACAACCCAGACATTGATGTTAAAAACCTTACAAAACCACAAGCTGAAGCTATTTATAAAACACGCTATTGGGATGCTATTGGTGGTGATAATTTACCTCCTAAAACTGCTGAAATTGCATTTGACGCAGCCGTTAACCAAGGCCCAGCATACGCTAAAGACCTTATTGCTAAAACTGGTGGCGACCCTGCAAAAATGCTTGCTCAAAGAGCGCAAGACTATGCAGCTATTGTGCAAAATAACCCAGCACAAGCTAAATATTTACCTAGCTGGATGAACCGTGTAAACACTTTGGCACAAGATGTCAATGCAGGTAATACACCTTCTGCACAAGCATTAAATACGGCTAATTTGTCACCAAAAGCATTGGCTCAAATTGCTCAAGAAACAGCCAAAACACAAATGGAAACAGAGCAAACCAATGTTAAAAGCGCTAAAGATGTATTTAGCGTAACTAAAGAAATAGCAACATTGTTACCACAAGCTCATGGAAGTGGAATTGGTAATTTAATAGGTGGTGCAGCCAATTTTGTTGGTCTTGAAACAGAAGCAAATAAAGCTGACGCACAGTTAAAAGTGCTCGGCTCTAAGATTTTAATGAATACTCCACGCTTTCAAGGCCCTCAATCTGACAAAGATGTGGCGGTTTATAAAGAAGCAGCAGGACAAATTGGTGACCCAAGTATTCCAGCAGGTGTGCGAATGGCAGCATTAAGCACTATTGTTGATATAAACAAAAAGTATGCCCCTAATTTGGATTGGGACTCTGTTTTGCCAAAATCAAAAACTGGAAAACCTAGTAAAGTTGTTAACTTTAACGATTTGCCATAAGGACTATTATGGATGTATTAATGCCAGATGGCACTCTTGTTAAAGATGTACCTGAAGGAATAACTAAAGCTCAATTACAAGCTAAGTTATCAGGCGTTTCTGCACCTGGAAACGGTAACATTATTAATACTGATGTGCCTACAGTTGTTGGTGAACGCCCTAATGCTGTAAACCCACAACCAATGCAACAACCATCAACTATGATGGAAAAAGTTAAAGCTTTGTATGAAGTCCCAACAACTATTGTTAGTGAAGCTATTAGACAACCTATGGCGCAAGCCTATGGTATTGCTAGAAGTATTCCTGAAGCTATTGCTACAGGTCAAGAACCAGCACAATTAGGTCAAAAATACACACAACAAGCATTGCAAAATATTCCACAATATCAACCTACTTCCCCTGTTACTCAAGAAGCTTTAGGTGCTATTGGTGGTGCTATAGAAACAGCTAAATTACCTTCTTATATTGGTAATATTGGCGCTATTCCTTCATTTACACAAGCAGCGCAAGGTGGCAGACCTGTAGTTAATAGCATGGCTAACGCATTACGCAATGAAGCTGGAATGATTGGCGAGGCAGTACAGCCAGCCATTAATAAAGTTTCTGAATTTGCAAAACCAGCAGTTAATAAAGTTGCAGAAGCATTGCGTAGTGAACCTAGAATTGACATTGCTGGAATTGGTAAGGCAGCCCCTTCAGCAGAAGAATTAGCGGCTCAATCAAGCAATTTGTTTAAAGTAGCAAAAGAGTCTGGCGTTGAATTAAATGCTAAAGATTTTTCTACTAACATGGCTGGCATAGGTAAAGAATTGCGTAATGAAGGTTATGACCCTAGGTTATACCCTAAATTGGCAGTAGCTTTAGACGAAATGACTCAAGTTGGAATACCAAAAGACTTTAATGAATTGAGCACTTTGCGTAAATTTATACAAAGCGCACAAAAAAGTGTTGACCCTAATGAAAAGCGTTTGGCAACTATTCTTAAAGATGAGTTTGACACCTATGTTTCAACTATTCCTGCTTCATCCGTTGTTAGTGGAAGCAAAGAAGGTTTAGACGCTTGGAAAAAAGCTAGAGATACTTATGCAAAAATGAGTAAATCTGAAATATTTACAGATATGCTTGAAATAGCTGATTTAGAAAAAACACAATTTAGTGCCTCTGGCGCAGAAAATTCATTGTCAAAACAATTACGCAACTTAGCTAAAAATGAAAAGAAAATGCGTTTGTTTACTGCTGATGAACAAGCCGCAATTAAACAAGCTGCTAAAGGCACTAGCACACAAAATATGTTGCGTATTTTTGGTAAATTTGCCCCCACAAGTTCTGTAAGTACAATCTTACCTTTGTTAGCTACTTCTGTAAGTGGCCCTGCTGGTCTTGCTATGACTGCTGGCGCTATGGGTTCAAGAATAGCGGCAACAAAAATGAGAAAAACTGACATTAACCAATTAGCAGCAATGATGAGAGCAGGAAAAGGACAATAAAATGAGCAGAAACGGTAGCGGTACTTATTCATTGCCAGTAGGCAACCCTGTAATAACAGGTACAACTATTAGCTCTACATGGGCTAATAACACTCTTACAGACATTGCTAACGCATTGACAGGTTCATTAGCGGCAGACGGTCAAACAACCGCTTCTGGCAACCTTAATATGGGTACTAACAAGATTATTAACCTTGCTGACCCTACAAATGCTCAAGACGGTGCTACTAAATACTATGTAGACCAACTTATTGCTGCTTTAGGGACAATGGCTTACCAAAATGCCAACTTAGTAGCCATTACTGGTGGTGCTATTTCCAATGTGGATTTAAATTTAAGCGCAAAAACCAATGAAGTTTATTTGCCAAAAGGCCCTACATCATTGCGTACCGCTTCACCTGTTACTGGTATATTGCGCTACAACACTACAGAAAGCTATTACGAAGGCTATACAGGTGGAGTTTGGGTTAGGTTTCAAACTTACCCACAAGGTGCATATACTTTCACTTACCTTATCATAGCTGGCGGTGGCGCTGGTGGTTATGTTAATAGTTTTGGCGGTGGTGGCGGTGGCGGTGGATTTATTAATAGTTCATTGTCAGTTAACGCAGGCACTACTTACACAATGGTAGTTGGTGGAGGTGGTACTGGTATTGGTGGTGCAGGTACTAATTCTTCTATTACAGGCGTTGCTATAGCTTCTGGCGGTGGCGCAGGTGGTCAAGCTGGTAGCTATGTTAGCGGTGGTAATGGCTATGCAGGGGCTTCTGGCGGTGGCGGTGGTTCTGCTGATGGCGCTTCACCTGGCGCAGGTGGCGCAGGTGTTTCAGGACAAGGAAATACTGGTGGTAATGGCGCAACATTCTCAGGCGGTGGCGGAGGCGGAGGCGGGGCAACTGGTGGCAACGCAGCAGGAAATGCGGGTGGTGCTGGTGGTATTGGTCATTTAAATACCATAACTGGTAGCGCTGCCTATTATGGCGGTGGCGGTGGTGGTGGCGGTAGTACGGCTGGTACTGGTGGCTCTGGAGGTGGTGGTAACTACTTATCAAACGGCAGCATTAATACTGGCGGTGGCGCAGGTGCTGGCGTTACTAATGGTGGTTCAGGCGTAATTATTTTGTCTGTCCCTACTGTTAACTATAGTGGTACTGTTACTGGTGGCCCAACTGTTACTGTTTCTGGCGCAAACACTATTCTTAAATTTACATCTTCTGGTACTTATACGGCTTAAAGGAATACTATGTTTATTGTTACTTGGTTATTTGACAAAATGGGCTATATTCCCAAAATTACTGTAGATACTGCATGGTCTTTTCCTATTGCCAAAAAAGCTACAACTATTGCTAAAAAGCCAACAGTAAAAAAAACAACAGTTCGCAAAAAGAAAGCATAGTATGGCTGACCTCGAAAATTTTGATATGTTTAAATTTGGTGGTCTGGTTAATCAGGTTGAAAATTTGCAAGCAAAAGTAGACTCTATGGATAGGGACATTAAAGAATTACTTGAATTGGCTAATAAGTCAAAAGGTTCTTTGTGGGCTTTAATGGGTGTAGCTTCATTAGTTGGTGGTTTTGTTGCTTATATAACAAATTTGTTATTTCATAAATGAGGCGAACAACTAGGGGTGTTATGCACTCCAAGACAATGTGGTTTTCCCTTGCATTAGTAGTGCTAGGAGTGGTTTATGATAATTTTAGTTATGTTGAAAATATTATTGACCCTCGTTTGTATGGCGTACTTCTTATTTTTATTGGTATTGTTGTTGCTGTGCTTAGATTTGTAACCACACTTCCATTGGATGAAAAATAATGTTTCCATTACCTTTTAGTGCTTATATTTACATTGCTTTAACTGTTGCCGCAATAGGCGGTATAGGCTATGGTAAATATGAGTCTGTAAAATATGATAGTTATGTAGCTAAAGCAGAATTAGCCGCAAAAGAACAAGAAATGAAAAATGTGGCGAAAGCCAAAGAAGCTAACCAAGTAACTGAAAAGGTCAAAAATGATTACGAAAACAAGCTTGCTCTTATTAAGCATACTTATGGTGGGATGCGCCTCTCCAGTAGCGGTGAAACAGGCTCAATTTCCTACTCCACCAGCGCAACTGATGGCACAGCCTCCGACCCTAAATTTATTGAAAAATGTGCAATAACCACACAACAACTTGTTTCATTGCAAGCATGGTTAAATGAACAAATAGGCATTTTTAATGCAAGGTAATTTTAAAGAGTGTTTGGAGTTAGTTTTAAAGTCCGAAGGTGGTTGGGTTAATAATCTTAAAGACCCTGGCGGTGAAACCAATTTAGGCGTTACTAAGGCTGTTTGGGAAGAATGGGTAGGTCACCCTGTAGAGTCCCTTAAAAAGCTTACCAAAGACGATGTAGCACCTTTATATGAACAAAAATATTGGAGGCCTTGCTATGGAGAAGTATTACCTAGGGGACTCGACTTTATTGTGTTTTCAATGGGAGTTAACGCAGGGCCAGGCAGAAGTATTAAATTGCTTCAATCAGCTATTGGATGTGTACCTGACGGAATTATTGGCCCAACAACAAGAGGACTTATTTCCTCCAGTAATATTGCAACTCTTATCGCAAAATTCTCAGAAACTAGGCGAGAATATTACCGTACATTAAAAACCTTCCCCATATTTGGGAAAGGTTGGCTTAATAGAGTAGACAGAGAAGAATTAGAAGCTATTGAAATGACTAAGCACTCTTGAGCCTTTATTAAGCTGTCCTAAAGGCGTTTCTAGGCGTTTTACACGGTTGTCTGGGTGACATACCCATTTATTTCCCATGCGCTTTATCATAGCCTTAGAATTGGCTGCATTTTGCTTTATTAATAATTCATACATTGGATAGCTAAAGCGCCCAGCTTCAATCATTTGTTTTAATAAACTCTTGTCGTTCTTTGTCATGGTTTTCCCCTATAGTAATTTCACCACCATTAACATTAATAGTGTATGACCCATCTTTTTCTTTAATTATTACAAAATCATTCATCCGCAAGTCCTTATCCATATACCGCTTGCTTTTTGCATAACGCAACCGCCAACCATTTGGTTTTGCTCATACGGCTCTTTTACACATTCTTTTATTTCAGCAACAGGCTGTGGCGTAGGCATACTTAAAGACACAATTAAACCAACAGCTAATAGCACTATTACAATATTTTTAATCATTTTTTTCCCTTTTTTTGATTTTTATTTTGCTCAATATACTCACGCAAAATGCTAATAATCCCAGCTTCTACCAATATTCCAAGTCCTTCAGCGTCAAAATGCACTAATGCGTCTGCGCTGCCGTCTTTATGCTCTTTAATTATCTCTACTTGAATGTTCATTTCTCTTGTGCCTTTCTTAGTATTGCTCTAGCAAAAACTCTAGCATCGTATTCTTCGCTGTATGTTTCTTCAATGTTTCCCCAAACTTCAATGATTTCCTCATCTGTTAGTGTCTTTGCTGGATGGGTGTAGAGTGGTGTGCCAACCTTTAAAACAGTACCAACCAATACAGGGTCAAATTGTCTTACGCCTGTTACAAAAGCTACTGGTTCATTATTCATAATTTCCCCATTTCTTCTTTCATTTTCATAGATTTAAGGTAATTTCTTAAAGCCTTGTCATCTTCATTAAATATTTTGTTGTAAAGCTGACCAGTAGGAATTCTAGGAATGTCTGGTTTAAAAGTGCCGTGCAACATAAAAGAAGAAAAGGCCCTACAAGCTAATTCGTATTGTTTGCACCTTTGCGCCCATTCACAGTCGTCACATGGGCTTATTTCATTTAATTCCATTACGCCCTTTTTGTGCGTAAAGTTCTTCGTCAAATTTATGCCAAAAGTCTAATTCATTAACCATTTCGGTTATGTCGTGGTCGCCAATGTAAGCGTATTCAATGTGACCGTTATAACCACGCAATTCAATGGTGGTGTTGCCAAAAACTACATTACCAACTAAATGTCCGTCTTTCATATTTTTCCCCTTTTGAAAAGTTTAATTTATTAAAAATTCATGCAGTTTGTTATAAGTGTTTACCCTAGCTTTTGCACAAATACGACAACTTTACAATAAACACAAAAAACTTTACATTAAACCCAAAAAACTTTACAAAAATGGGCTGTATTTGGCAGTTATTACGAATGGGCGAGAAAGCCGTAAAATTACCCAATTACTGCATCCTACATTGACGGCTTAACGCCCTAAAAAATAAGGTGGGGGCGGTCTGCACGGACAGACTTGGTAGATGGAAGGGGAAACCATCTCGCCCCCGTTGTTAGTTTAAACCATTCTTTAGTTTGTATATTTTAAGAAGGGCCAAAAACATTTCATAGCCATCTCTAAGGTCTTGCTCGCTATGCTCATATATTGCTACTTCCCCAGTAGTGCCATTTATGTATACATTGGCGCACCGTGCAGAGGGCGCTAAAACTTCTCTATAGGCTGCAAGCTGTAGTGTATGCTCTAGGTAGGGTGTTTGTTCACCAGGGGATTTTTCCGTGGTCTTAAAGTCAATTACTACCCCAGAAAAGTCATGGCGTGGTTTACAGTACAAATCGCACTTACCACCATAGCCTTCTTGGGCGTTGACCAAACTTTGTTCGGGTATCCAGAATTGAGCGCCAAAATGGGCCGTTATAGCCTTGTCTACAGTAATTACATAGGAAGGTGACTCAGGTATAAATTCGTTGTTATAGAAGCTCTCTATCCAATCATGAATAGCAGTGCCTCTGTCCATTGCTTCTCTAGATTTAGACTTAGAAAGCTCTAATATTCTGGCAATGTAGTCCTTTTCTTCTTCCCCATCTTGTTTAGGGTTTTCAGCAGCAGCTTTAATGGCCTCTGTTTGAAACCATGTATTTAATCCATTTTTAGCTAATTGCCCATTTATGGTGGACACAGAAGGGACTAAAGTACCTGGTGCTGATTTAGCGTCACGCAAAGTAGTGTTGCGTTCTTTACCATTTTTACCAATGGTGGTATACCTTGGTTCGCCTGTTTTGGCGCAATACCAATGCTCACTCATATTTTCCCCTTTTACTGCATTAATTAAGTAATTCTAGTATAGCTTCTCTGTCTATTGGTGTAGCACAACAATCCGCACAAGTTTGAATGACCTCACGAATAACAGCAGCTAAGTCATTTACTTCAAATGCTATTAATTGTCTTTCTTCATCAACCCCAAAAGGTTCAGTAGAAATTATAGCTTTATCACCAATAACATCTCGTATTTGACTTAGCATAGTCATCTCCTAAAAAGGTACATTGTCATCAATAAAGTTATTTTTAGGTAACTCATCGCTACCAGCTTCTTTAAAACCTAAAGGTGTTTTTTCTTTGCCGATTGAAATGCTAAAAAACTTGCCTTTTTTGCCTTCTTTAACCCAACCCGAAAGCCAATGCTCTTTACCATTAACCATAACTGTACCCGTGTAATCAGGGTGGTTTTCAGTCGTCTTACGGTCATTTTTAAATAGTGAACCGCTACCTTCTTTTGGTATGTAAGCCATGTCATTTCCTTTAAATGTCTATTGATTTAACTACTGGTTTATTTACTGGTTTATTTGTTGCGGCTACAGAATTATTGCCGTCATCATCTGCTTGCACAATTCCGCAAAATCCAGCTAAAGAAATTCTTCGCATATAAGTCACCGCAGAGGCACAACCATGACTGTCTGCTTTAGTTACAGGCAAAGACATTTCTTGCTCAATCCATTCACCAGAGTTATGGCACAAGCGTGTTATTAACCACATGCGGCCCTCGAAAAAGTTTCCAGGCATTTGTATAACACTAAGACCGTTTGCAGCCAATAAACTGCGACAAGCACCCCAAACAGACTCCAAATCAGCGTAAGTAGATTTGAAGAAAGGATTTGCCGAGTCTTTTTTAGCATAAGTGAGCTCCCCTTGAACTTTAGACAATGCAGTTGCTAATTCTTTAATAGAGTCAGATTGAGGCATTTGAACCTCCAAAGACATTACCAAAGTCGTTAAAAACTTCTTGCAACAAAACATTGTGTTTGTTGTTGGGTTTACCGCAAGCTGCACGAATTACATCTATATCATCCTGTGATATATCTGTACCAAACTCCATGTTGTTTAACGCTATTTCTAAGCGTTCTTCCATTTCCATCATTACTTGTGCCATTTCATCCATGTTATTTCTCCCTTTGGCGCATAGCAAAATTGCTATATAAATACTTTAACACAAGTAAATATAAAAAGTAAAGTCTATGCAAATAAACAACAATTAGGTTAAACTGCGTTAATGGACACTAAATTAAAACTAACCGACACCGCTATTATTGACCTACTAGGTGGTACAGCAAAGGTAGCAAGAATGTGCAAAATAGACCCAGCAGCCGTTTCTAATTGGCGCATTAGGGGAATACCAGCCGATAAATATATGTTTTTGGGCGCAAGAATAGAAAAAGAAAGTCATGGTTTAGTAACTAGGCAAGACTTATTTCCTACTAGCTTTTGGCTAATATGGCCTGAGTTGCTTAAAAACAACGCATTTGGCAAACAAAATGAAACTGAGTAATGTAACTATTTGCGCTATAGACTCAGCACAACCTGAATTAGCTAAAAAAGCCATAGAAAGAAGCAAACGACACATTAAATTTGGTGGTGAATTGTTTATTGACCACATGAGTATTAATAGCAAACAAGCCTATAGCAAATTTATGCTTCAAGAGTTGCATAAATACATCCATACGGAGTTTGTTTTGGTAGTGCAATGGGATGGGTGGGTAATTGACGCAAGCGCTTGGCAACCCCAATTTTTAGATTATGACTACATAGGCGCAGTATGGCCTTGGCATCCTGAAGGGTTGCGTGTTGGCAATGGAGGGTTTTCCCTTAGAAGTAAACGACTTTTAGAGTTGACTGCAGAACCAAAGTTTGTATATAAAGACTTAAATGAAGATGACCTTATTTGCCATGTAAATAGGGACTACCTTGTAAGCAATGGAATTAAATTTGCGCCAGAAGAATTAGCAAGGTATTTTTCTTATGAAAGAGAAATGTCAAACTTGCAAACCTTTGGC